ACCGCCAAGTGTTAAAGCTGGGCGTGCTCCAACGTCTGGTATATACTCGCCTGTCTGTGGGTCGTAAGGCATAAAATTAGAGGGAAGAAACTGCGTAAACGCTACCTGTGGTAGAGCCGTAGGAATAAAGCGAAACAACCATTGCTTGCCCAGATGTTAGAGAAGCGGGGAATGTGCCACCAGCAGATGTCCACGCCGGCCAAGTAGTGTTAATGCTTCCACCTGTATTGTTCTTGAGGGCCACAATGTTTACTTGGCCGCTATCAATGCTAGAAAGTGCAAACGTGCTATTACCAGCAAGTTCAATTTTGGCGTTACTTGCGGCTGCAAGATTGAGGGTGATGGTTCCGCTCGTGGGATAGCCAAATTCAGGAACCAAATCAAGCAGTGTAATGTTAGCGATACTAGCAATGACATTACCCGTAAGTGGGCCTGTAAAGTTTCCAGCAATAGCTCCCGTTCCAGTGATAGTTGGTGAGGTTAACGTCTTGTTTGTTAACGTCTGGCTTGCCGTTAGTTGAACAATGTCGGAATTGGTAATGCTTGCTATCTTGGTAGCCGTTGCTGCGTTACCCGTTGTGCTACCGCTAGACCCTGTAACTGAGCCCGAAATGGGGTTGGTGACGGTGAGGCTACCAAGTGTGCCAACGCTTGTCAGGCTTGAAGCCGTTACGCCTGAAGCCAACGTCGAACCGCTTAGTGTTCCAGCTGGGGCAATGACAGCCGCAGTGGTGATAGAAGTTGTTAATCCCTTGGCGTTAATCGTAATGACTGGAATTGCGGTGGAGCCTCCTGTTGTTCCAGCCGTTGCTACGGTTGCCAAGGTGCCAGCCGCCGTTACGTTACCTGTGCCATCAAAACTAGGCGAGGTGTAGGCAAGATCACCAGTAATTGAAATGGTTCGCGCTGTTGCAAAAGCTGTTGCTGTTGAAGAGTTACCCGTTACATTACCTGTAACATTACCCGTTACAGCTCCCGTAAGGGGGCCAGAAAACGCTGTGGCAGACACCGTGCCACCGCTTGTCCAGCTAGGGCCACCCGTGCTTATTTTGGCTGGGGTGATGCCACCGTCCTTAACAATGATGGCTCCACTTGAAAGCTGGGTGGTAGTGCCGTCAACCGCACCGGATACAAACGTAGCTGCATCAACCAAGTTATTGAGGTTGGTTGCACTAACTTGCGTGTCGGCAACAATCGTTGCTCCTTTGGATAGAATTGCCATGTTATGAGGCTTGTGTTAACGCTCTGAAGGTGGGTGATGCTGTGAGCTTTACTAAGCGCAACTTGGGTCGTCCAGCAGTCGGAGTATATCTAAGTTGCATTCCGTAAGCCCGAATGTTGCCGATTCTACCACGCAGGGATGCGTCTTCACCAACGGCAAGGACTTCACCAAGGATGCCTGATACGGTGCCAAGCTCAAATTCACTATCCAAATTCTCGGACACACCTTCAATTAGGGCATCAGAGTTGTTGGTTTCACTAGATTCAGTATGGATTTCAAAGCTGTTGAACTTCTTACGTTCTGGGCTTTGGAATGTAAACTCACGGGTTAACGCTTCGGATTCAACGTGGAAGAACTTGGAGGGAAGGCCGGGGAAGGTGTAGATGTTATCTACGTCATCAACGCGGGACTCCACCTCATTGATGCCGCCAAATCGGTTAATGGCAAAGAGTCTATTAACGCCACCAGCACTAGAGGTAATGAAGTTGGCTACGTCCCACCCTTCCTGTTCAATCAAATCAATGCTTTCCCAACCTTGATTGAGTAAGTTGTAAACCAATATGGCATTGTTGTAGATGGATGCGTTTAACGGGATGGCAATGTAGTAGCGATTATTGTGATAGATAGCTACCGACTTGTCGGCATACTCCTTGTTGATTTGGCGAATGATGGGGTCAATTGGGTCAGACAATGGTAGTCCTGCTCCGCGAAGATTATAGAGGTCGCCGAAGGCTGTTGCGTAAACACCGTTGTCTGAAAGGAAGAAGATTTGATTGGCAATGGTTACAACGGAACGACGGGCCACAAGCCCAGCTTCGCGTGTAATTTCTTTGAGCGTAATGTCCGTCAGGCTACCCGAAAGTCCGCTAAGAAGATGAATGCTATTGCGATTGAGAACCACAGCATTGTCGTCGGTGAACGGGTGGACATATTGCAAATAGTCAGCAATGCCAGCCGTAACCTTGAATTGATTCTGGATTTGGTCATAGGTGTCTGAATCAAAAATGTCGGAGAATATCAACTCATCCCTTACGTTGCGGCTAGTAATTGTTTCACTACCAGATGTTCCCGTAGAGGTGTAGTAGTAGGGGGCAATGATACGACGTTGGTGATAGACTCCCCACGGGGGCGCGGGCATGTGAACAAATCCAAGCCCTTGTGATTGAGCCACAGAATAGGTTACTTTGTGACTTGCGTGATCTACAACTTGGGCAAAGAAAGTGAACGTATTGGCGTTAGGAACAGACGCAATGGTGTAACCAACCCCATTTTCCACTAGGGGAGTTGTGCCATTATCTACCACAAAAATCTGTCTGCCAACGGAAAGACCATGAGCCGTTTCGGTTACAGTCACAACACCATCCGCTATCACCGTATTGTTGTTGCTATCATAATACGTTGTGTTGGCATAGGTGCCGTTTGCCACCTTAACGAAGGCTGGGCTACCCGTAACAACACCGTTCCAAGATAGGGCTGTAAGTCCATCCCTGAAGATAAACACCTTGTTAAACGCCTGAATCATCTCAACGTCATCCGTTATGGTGATGCCGGATGGATAGGCTATGTTAGTTGTAGCTGCTGTCGCGCAATTAACCGCAATAGCCCTAGAATTGAGGGCAAGGATAAAGTATTCGTCATTGTCATCCGAGGGGTCGGAGAACAAGCAAGAGCCGTAGGCATTGTTAATGTTGCTGCTCAGAAGAGGAGCCCCGGCAAAGTTGCTTCCACCAATTGAATAGGTTTCGCTACCCGTAGCACCCGTAATGGTGAATGTAAATGTGGTTGAGCCCGTTACAGTGATCGTGCGATTGCCATTAGGGTCAACAGTTCCAGTAAGCCCAGCGATACCCACTTGCGTGCCTGTAATAAATCCATGTGCAACGGAGGTTGTAATTGTAACCGTCGTTGTGCTGCGAGTTGCGCTACTAATAGTGCGGTTGGTCCAGACGTAAAACGGAACAATCAACGCTTCGCCGCTATTACCAAGCTGAGGACCAAAAGCATTAGACCCTTTTCGGGGTTGCCAAGCACCGTCAATGTCCATGCGTCCATTGATGGACACAGCCAGCTCGCCAGACTTTAATTGATCGGGGCGCAACCGGGCATTGATCCGTGAGAATCCAATGTCCACCTCATCATTAAACTGACTGTCTTTTTCGCCAAAAGTGTTATAACGAGCCATTGGCCTATCATACCCTACTGTGCCTTAGCACAATTAGGAACAGGACTTGCGTTTGCCGTAGGCTGCTTTGCCAAAACCCTCGTAGTCCTTCTTCTTGTTTTCTTTCTTTTCGTGCTTAATCATCTGCTTGCGTGACTTGTAGTTTTCGTTTTTCATAAAAAGATATTAGCACGACCATGCTTTTCGGCTCCAGTAGTTGGCCGATAGTTTGTTAGAGGTGCCCTTAATGCCGCCGGAACGGGCGCAATAGGAGGCTTTCCGGCTAGGTTGGCTCTTCTTGATGGACATATTTGCGTCCCCAAAGCGTATGACTTTGGACTGCCCATTGGCACAAGCGCGGACTACGGATTTCTTGCCGCCGCTAATGTCGCGTCTAGGGCTGTTACAGGGTAGCTTACGAGGATTCATTCCTTCTTGTATTCCTTATGCCATTTCCAGATTAAATAGGCCAATCCCACCAAGCCGCCAATAATGCCAATTATACTATTGATTTGGCTTAGACCTAATGAGGCTGCTGCTGGGGTAGAGGCCACAATGATGTCTTTTTCGTAGGAGTTCATCGCTTACGGGTCATTCTGTCACCAAACCACCAGCCTACACAATTGAAGGCCGCAAATTGCACTTCGTCCACCATGTCAGCTTGTTCAAAATCTGGAACATTGAAGAATACAATCGTAACTAAAAGAAGGAGAAGCAGGGTGATGGCAGGACGAAAGAGGGTGAGAACATTCGCCGCCCAAGGTGCGGTGTTTACAGGTGCAATCGCCGCATTCTGGCTGGCAGTAAACGCTTCCCATTGAGCCTTATCAGCCGCAATAGAGGCCATAGCCTTGGCCTTCTCTAGCTCGCGTTTGTGCTCTTGACTAGCCTTGTAGTTGTCAAAGAACCCATTGCCAATTCTGAGCAGGACGCCGAGTGCGCCGCCGCCTAGTGCGTTTGTAAGGAGGTCTAGCATTGTTAGGCAGCTTTAGGGTTGGTAAGACGACGGAACAGGAAGTAAGGAAGCCAGACCCATTTCGGAATTCGCGTCACGCTCACCTCGGTGCCTTCGATGCGAGGCATTTCAGCGTCCCAAAGTTTCACGCGAACGGGCGAGCCGTCCGGTGAACAGCAGTTAGTCATGGGAAGGTTGCGGGTCGGCTTACGACCCCATTTCCAGTAGTTGTCATACTGACCATATTCAACGGTTCCGCTGATGACGCAGTTTACGAGTTCATACCCGTCGATGCTGCCTTTAACCGTCACCGAACCCTCAAATGTGCAGTTTTCAAAGCGGTAATTATTGCCGCGCACGCAATCAACGGAGTCCTCGCGGCTGGCTGGAATAGTAAGACCGCGAACAGTTAGACCGTCCACGTTGGAGCACTTGAAAAGATCGTCGTAGTTCTCGGGGTCAAGCGGAGCCTGCCACTCAGCCGCGTTCACCTTCAGCCCGTTGTCCTGTGGCCCAACGTAGCTGCGCCAGTTCGTGTCGGAAGTTCCGGCCATGTTACTTGGCTTTCGTTTCCTTGGGCTTTAAAGCCTCGGCCAACTGTTCCGCGCACTTACGCATCAATTCATGCTCTTCGGCCTTTAATTGGGCAAGGCGGGATGCTGTATAGAGGTTCTGGAGTGCTTGTTCGTTGTTCATGTTACCAGCAAGGGATGTAGCGAGTCGTTCCGTTGTCCACAATTGGAATCCATTTTGTTGGGTTGCCCGCAGTCGGAGCGTTGGTGAGCGTGCCCAAAGCCGCAGCCGCGCCGTTGGTCAACGAGACGGACGACGTGTGCAGCGTCGTGCTGGAGGTGGTGAGGGTGCCAGTCACGGCGAGGCCGGTGCCCCCTGTTACCTGCAACATATTAGACCACGTTGCGCCGTTGTAATAATCAAGGTTTGCTCGGTTGGAAGTGTCGTCCCGCCAGCCCCATTGACTCACTGCACCAAACGCAAAGCCAACATCCCCGAGTGTGTCGCTGCGGGCGCGACTTGATGTGATTTGCCCCGTGCTGCTCAACGCCCCGGTCACGGCCAAGCCGGTGGAACTTACCCGTGTGACGACGCCGCTGCCACTAATAACCGTGGAAAGCCCGCGACCTGTAGGCAGAAAATGAATCATGTCGTAGGCCGTCGCACCAAACGCGCCGCCCGTGCTGCTATCGACGCCAACGTAATAGGTGCCGCCCGTGTTTATGAACCGAACGTCCG